CTGCCGATAAAACTTACTGCTGGAGTTCCAGCCGTAAATTGAGCCTCGTAAACGATGTCAGGATCGTTATACACAAAGGCTTGAGCATCTACACTTCCTAGGGTTGCTACATCAGCGGTCCAATATCTTGCCCATACCGGAGTCCCATCCGTCTTCTCATAAAAAACGCCAGCAAATACTCCAATAGGAGCTCCCGTAGCCGTGCCTTGAATGATATAACCGCTTGAAAGATTGACAACATCACCGCTATAAATAGCAGCATTTGTCGCACTTGCGATCCTCATTTGAGCAGGTCTAATGGTTCCACCAGTTAAATGATAAGCTGGTGTAAACCCATTCGGGTCATTAACATTTGCCATAATTTATTTACCCATAGTTAAAGGTTAATCTTCAGAAAGATCCCGTTTGCTACCAAACTCGGTCTTCGACTGTCGCCGAGGCGGTTCAATAGGCATAATGGGATTACTTTCCCTCATTAATTCAGAATCAACAGCTTGCATGGACGCATCGGCCATTTCTTGAAAATATTCCTCACGTTCAGCTACTATTTCTTCATCTATTTTTGCTAAGATTAAGCCACCAACGCCAATAACACCTGCGTGTTTTCCATCCTCAATTGTAGGACCTTGAAACTCAGGATGAGTTTCAGCCCTCACTGGCTCGAATCCTTCACGAATACGCTTAGACATATTCGTTTTGTCTTCTCGGCCAAGAATGCTTTCACGAATCCAGCGATATTTATATCCTGGAGGCGGTTTAGGTGCGTCTAAACTAGACGGTGGTTGCCAAGGTTTTCTGCGAGTTTTTTCTACTCGTACTTCAGCAGAACGGGAGTTGCGGTCTGTCATATTATACTCCTATATATTAAACGTACTTTGCGTACTCTTCTAATGGCACACCAAGTTTTTTAGCAATTGCTTGCTGACTTGCTGTGAGTCTTACTTTTTTGGACTTTCTAGTGTTTGGATTAGTTCCAACACTGGTTCGTCCAACTGCTTGAACAGGAGGCGATTTACCTTCCTTTTCAAATTTATGTGGAAAAGCATTCTGAATCCTTTCATCTAATTGTTCATAATAATCTGATACTGTAGGATCTATACCCTCTTCCTGCATTTTTTTATCAAGTGCAAAAGCAGCAGCGGTCATAGCTTCATCCCTTCCAAACCAAGAATTTTCTTCCTTTTGCGCCCAGGTAGTTGCCCTGGGATCTATTGGAGGTGCTTGAGGAGCTTGTTGTCGCTGTGGCTTATTTCCATTACTTGAATGTTCTCGTTGTTTTTTAGCACGAGCCAATGTTTCTTGTTCTACTGCTAATTTTGCAATATCCTGTTGAGTATCAACTTGAGCATCAAGATCTCCCGATTCAATAGCTTTTCGATATTTATCTTTAGCTTGCTCAAGTTCAGTTATTACTCTTCCATTATATTCTTTAAAAAGTGCTTCATCACTTTTTGCAGCTTTATTTTCAAATTGATGAACTTTATCTTTTAAAGCCTGAGCAACGCGAAGAGCTTCATCCCTTTGTCGCTCTGCTTCACGTTGATTATAAGTGAGCTTGTCGATTCGTTTTTGAACCTTGTCACTATATTGTTCAATTTCTTCCTCATGATTTACAGAAGATGCTTCTACTACTACTTCTTGAGAAGAGTCTCCTTCAGTTGGAATTTCAATTTCTTGTTCTAAATTTTCAGCTTGTTGTGGCATGGTTTCCTCCATGAATATTTGAGTTTAGCGCGAAATTCAGAAAAATGAAACATTAAATCCCTATTATATCCTCAGGGTCGTCTATTTTTGCCAAAATTTCATCGTCATTTAATAAGCGCAAGTCTCCTCCATCAATTTGAATACGAGCACCTGCGTAGCGTCCGAAAATGACCCAATCTCCTTTTTGACACCAAGGTCCTTCAGGAAATTTAACTGGGTCTTTATATGCATCTGGCCCAAGAGCCACAATATAGCCCACAACTGTAGTCAGACGCTCGCGTTCTACAGTTTGTTTTGCCAAATAAATTCCACCCTTTGTCTTTTCCGAAGGAGCAAAAGGTAAAATAAGTAGTCGATAACCTGTAGGGCGAGGCAATTTTTTAGCTAAACTGCCAGTTTTAAGGTCCTCTGGAGTAAAATTCGTTGATTTTGGCTTTTCAGGCTCTTCAGAACCAAAATTCGCAACAAAAGGAGGTATTTTCTTACTTTTAGCTTCACTCTTCATCTGGTGTCTCCATTCGTCTATGTAACCCAATTATTTCGTTTTCAACGTAATTTAGCCCCGCAATTTCACCAGTTAAGCGCTGATATTGGTTAAAATCACCCACACCCCCACTTGCAAGCGTATTTTTCAGCTCTTCTTGTCGTTTGCGGGACTGTTTTAATAAAAATTCAGTCGCCGTTAGCCAATCCATCAACTTTTTCTAACCCATTGGATAAAACTAAGTCCTTTTGTGGCTGCTCCACCGCCCTTAGCCTTACCTTTAACTGAGACTATCTCTCCAGTTCCAGCTGGTTTGCCCATACCTTTAACAGGGTTAGGTTGTGGTCCAGGATATATCTTAGATTTAGACTTTTTAGCCATTTTTCCTCCTATTCGGTTCTAGTTTTCTCGTCTGCCTCTCGGACAGTGTTTAAAATATCTGCATAAGTCCTATCTGCCTCTAAAATTGAAGCCTGGACATTCTTTTCTCGGTCTGCTGCGATCTTCATTTCAGCAATTGCCTCTTGAGACTCAATTTTTTCTTTCTCAACTTCTCGTTTTTGCTCGGAAGCAACCGCTTTTTGTCTAATTTCTGCTTTTTGCAGCTCGATTATTGGATCAATTCGTTGCAGCTCTTCAGCTTTAGCAAGCGCTTGTGCCCTTCCTGTGACTTCTGCTGTAGCTTGCGTTGCTGCCTGAGCAATTTGATTCATAATTTGCTGGCTCTGTTCTGGAGGCATTTGTTGTAATTCTTCCAACGGCGGTAATGGTTGACCCATCGCTTCTTCAATTTGCAAGCGATACAGCATTGATTGATGTTCTTGTATATTTGCACTAATCATTTGAACAATCATCTCATTTTGTTGTGCCATAGGGTTTTGTATAAAAGAAGAATGCGCTGCAATATAAGCCTCATGGTCTTGCCATTCAAAAGCCTTGATCGGCTGCCCCATCATTGCTGCCTGTTCTTCACTGATCGGGTCTCTAGGAGGAACTTGGGGTTGTTGTTTGAATAAACTTTGTGGGTTTTTTATCTCTAAAGCCTCATACATTCGGCGATATGCCTCTTGTAAATTATGAATATCTGGTGCTGCTTGTGCCATTTGTAATTGTTGTTGTGCGATCATTACCCGTTGAGCCATTGAAAATATATTTGGATCACTAACAGGTAATACATCAATACGCTCATCAAAGTCCTGAGCCATAATCACTTGTTGCCCCTGGTCTGTCATATAGGGATATTCAGGCGGTAGGTAAGTGGCATAAAGTTTAGTCAATAACCTAAATTCTTTTTTCTGAGCAAAATGTAAACGCTTATGAATAGCTGACATGACTTTTGTGCCCCGTTCCAACATCGCTATAGTCGTGCCTACAGGTAATTGCTGACTACCAATATCACCAACCTGCATATCCGCAATAGAAGCAAAACGTCTACCAGAATCTACCAAAAGACCTAAAAGCTGAGACAACACGGCAGAAGGTTCTTTATAAGGTAAAGGCAGTAATGAGTCCTTGATCGTTGCTCCTGCAACATCAACATCCCTAAATTCTCCAGGTTGCAAAGGCTCGTCTTCTCCCTGTATTCGCATACCACGAGCCTTGAACCCCGCTGGAAGATTAGCCAAAGTTCCAGCATCAATCAATTGTCGTAAAATAGAAGTAACAGACTTAGTCAATCCACCAATCATGTGAATCAATCCAAAACCATAAAAGCCCAGTCCTGGTAAAAATTTATATTGAACAAAATAATCAATCTTTTTATAAAGTGTGTCGCCTTCGGTCCAATTGCGCCGAATCGCCAAAATTTGATTCATGTCTTCACAAACAGTCACAATATAAGGACAAGCAAAACCATGATCCTCAATTTCCGTTAAATTGAGATCAACATGAAATTCTAAAATAGTATAAAGCTCATTGTTTTCTGCATACGTTGGATTTACACCTTCCAATTTTTCCATTTTTTCCTGAACTTCATTTGGCGTAATTAACCCAGGCTGCATTAATTCAACATCACTATAAGTGCCGTTTAATTGCATTTTCAATAAATCATTCTTGGTCATTGTCATAACGTGGGTTACGCGAGGAGAAGTTGAAAGATCTGTAGTGGAATAACCAACCACCAAATCTTCTGCCTTTACAAATTCACTAACAGCACGATTTAACATCGTATCAAAATAAACTTTTTTAAAGGCACTTCCAGAAAGCGGTAAATAAAACAATAGCGAATCCATCTCAGGATCATATTCTTCCATTACATGACTAATCTGATAGTTCATGAACTCCTTGACCCTGGTTGATTGGGCTACAATTTCTGGGTTATGCGTCCCTACCACCTGAACCTGAACTGGGCCGCCTGCTGGTAAAAGTTCCTTGTAGGCTTGAGCCTGAAACTGGGTTACTGCTTCTGCTAAAAGGGGATGATTAACGCCACTTGCTCCCTGAAACGGCTGCGTTCGTTCTTCCTGTTTAATGCCTAATAGATCTAAACCCTTGCTAAAAGCCTCATACCAATCCTTGCGTGATTCTTTATCTTCTTCATAAAGATTTACTAATTCAGAGCCTAATGATTGAAGAACATCCTCTTCCAAAAAATCCGCCAAATTTTCATTGAATTGTGGCGGCTGTTGAAAATCTAATATTTCTCCCGTTTCTTCCCCAGGAAGTTCTAATTCAATTTCCATTGGTGTTTCTATAGGAACAGGGCTTCTTACAGGTTGTATTTGTTTATCAATAGCCATGAGGCATTACTCTATCATATTTTCTATTTCTTCAAAATAAATAATTATCTGGAAAACCTTCAAGAAGTTCTTTTATCTTTTCTTCAGAATAACCTAATTTTACATAGTTTTCTATTATGGACTGTACTCCTTCATGTTGCGTATCTCCATAAAGCTCTGTCCAGCCAATAATAAAATTCCTGATACGGGCATACATATCCAAAGAATATTCAGGTTTGTTTACCACTTTATTAAATCTATGCATCCATTGTAAAAACGGCAGACACAAGGCCCGACCCCCGTGCTTCCTGAATTTTTCCTGCAAATACCATTCCTCTCCACCAAAGCCTCTGAACTTAGGATTGAACCCAACCCAATGCTCTTTTTTACAGGAAAACAAACCACAGCCTTGCATCGGTATTTCAAAAGGATTGCCAGCATTAAAAAGTTCTTCGGCGAACTCCCAGTTTCCAAACATCTGATCATTCCATTCAGGCTGAAGATGAGTAAAAAAATTGCACAAATTATCGTGTATCAGAGGACCTTGAATAAGATCTTTAGTGTCAGGAAACATAGAATAATAATCAATAAGTTTTTTCAAAGAACCAGGAACCAAAAACACATGGGAATCGAGACAAAGAACAAAGTCGCCTTTTGCCTGTTCAAATACTTGCCCTTTAACAAAAGAGCTTTGATATTCAGTAAAGGGGATATACCTTCCGTTTGGAACATTTCCTTGTGTAAATAAACCTGAATCCGCTTCATAACCCTCAATGAACCTTTTTACTTCTTTTCCTTCTTCACCTTCTGGATTGTTATCAATAACCAATATTTCAACCTGGTCCATTACTTCCGGGTGATACATCCTTAATGCTTGAATCGTAAAAAACACACCTTCATAATCATCATAGGTAGCCATACCAATTGTCAGTATTGGCAGCATTAGTAATAAATCATTTCCTTGTGGCGATGGCCCTCAAACGAATCCTCATAATCAGTCGCCAAATGTACAAAACCACCCTGGCGAAAACGCAAAACTGCCTGTGACATGGAGTCCACCAAGTCATCATGATCCCCGTTAGGAAAAGCCGCGCATTCTTCAACCACTTCTGTTGCCCAAAATTCATCAGGCTTCCAGACCATTCCAGACTCAAACAAAGGCGTACAGGCATTGACCCTTGCTACTTTGTCAGAGCCCTTGCTGGGAGTAAAATTCTGCACGGGTATGCCGATTTTCCGTAATTCCTGGGTTAAAGGAGTACCGCTTCCCTTGGACTCAATAATAACGGTGTCGGGTTCCCAATACTCATATAACTTCAAGGCTTTGGCTTTTAACTCTGGAAATTCCAGCCGCGCCTTGACCGAATCCAATAAAATCAAATGTGCGGTTTCACCGGTATACATTTCCTCTCCGATCCTGCCATAAGGACAAAAAACACCCCAGGTAGTGATCGCAGAATAGTCGGCAGTTTCAGTGCGTAGGAACGCAGTATCATAACTCTGGATAATGTATTCACATTCAGGGGGCTTCTCCTCAGGCCATTCCTTCCACCATTCCCGCTTGATCAGTGCCCCTTCTTCGGCAGTAGGGTTCTGCATATACTGGGCAAACCATTTTGGTCCATTGCCCAAAGCTGCCTTGATACCTTCCAATTCCTCAATTTTCCAGTACTCAGGCCATACGGCATCGCCACTGGGCATAATCGCCGGTAATTCAATCAACTCCCATTGATCGTTCTGTTCGCTGCGGGACATGTCCTTGATCAAACGCCCGGTCAAATCCTTCATCGACCACCGGGTCATGACTATGACGATTGAACCTCCTGGTTGCAGTCGTTGCCGTGGTCCAGAAGTGTACCACTCGTAAGCATCAGCCAAAGCTATTTTGGACATGGCATCTTGCTCGGAATGGGGATCATCAATGATAAAAAGATCAGCTCCCCGTCCAGCAATAGCGCCACCCGTACCAACAGCATAATACTCCCCACGAACAGTAGGCTCTTTCTCCGACATGGTTTCCCATTTTCCTGCTGCCTTTGAGTCGGGGTTCAATACCGTTTCCGGGAAAATATGTTTATAAACATCCGATTGAATCAAGTCTCTGACCTTACGCCCAAAGCGAACCGCCAAATCGGATGTATGTGTAGCTTGAATAATTTTAAGAGCAGGATTGCGTCCGATTAAATAAGCAGGGAGCAAGAAACTCGCAAACTCTC